TCAATTCACCGGCGGCCGCTGGCGATAACTCAGCGCCTCGGCGACATGGATACGCCCGACCTGCTCCGCCCCCGCCAAGTCGGCGATGGTCCGGGCGACGCGCAGGACGCGGGTATAGCCACGCGCGGTCAGGCGCATTGGCTCGGCCGCCTCGACCAGCAGGGCGCGACCTGCATCGTCCGGGGTCGCAAAGCGTTCCAGCCATGGCCCGTCCGCTTCGGCATTGGTCCGGATCGTCACGGCGGCATCGCGGTAACGTTCGGTCTGGAGCGCGCGTGCCGCCGCCACCCGCGCGGCGACCGTCGCCGATGATTCGGCGGCGGCGGGAGCGAACAGGTCGACGGCGCGAACCGGCTGGACCTCGACGGACAGATCGATTCGGTCCAGTTCTGTGACGATCACAAGTCCTATTTCCACGGGTGGTGATCGTCCTTCTGCCCTCGCCACAACGCCAGTTCGCCCACGATCAGCGCCACCAGCATAGCCACGCTGAGCACGGTGCCAATCATGACGTAAGTGTCTCCAACCTACCCGTCCGCACCATCGCAGCGTGCGCATGGCTGATCGGGAGCCGGTCACCTGTCTCACCGGCGCAAAGGCGCTTGAAGTCGCTTAGATCACGATCCAGCCACGCCCTTACGCCTTCCGGGCTGTGCATCCGGTAGTCGTCTGGTCCACCATCCCACTTCATAGGCTTGTGCCATGCTTCCTGCCGCTGGCGGATAAGCTGAAGGATGGTGCTGTCCCCTACTCTCGTCGGATAGAGGCCCGCCGCTTCAAGGCGGCGGCGCATGTAGAGCAAGCTGAGTAAGCCTAAGCGACCGTGCCGGATGAAGGCGTGAAGCCATATCGGCACAAGGAAGTGAGGCTCACTCACCAACCGTCCCCTCCTTTCCCGCTTGGTCCTGAAGCTCGCACGATGTCAAAGGCTTCCTCTACGTGACCATTGTTCAATCTCACGATCCAGTGAGGTCTACCGGTCTGCTCGATGATGTAAGGGGCCAAGGAAAAGAGGGTTGGCCACTCCTTGTGGAGCGTTACCAATCTCGCGAAAGCGATTTCGTGCTTCAGGTGATTGGTCAACTCGCTCAAAGCGCCAAGCTTGGCGTGACAGTCGTAGGGCGAATGCTTCGATATGTTGTTGAAGCCGCGCCGCCCGTTCCCACCATCCGCAAACTTCTCCCAATAATGATAGGCCGATATGATGAACGCTTCTCGCAACGCCACCGCTGACAGTCCGATGTCAAACGCCACCTGCTCAAGTTCGAAGGCGGTGCTCCGAACCAAATAGCGTTCATCGCCCTCGCCTTCGTATTCGGAGTCGTCCTCGCCGCTGTCCACGTATTGATTGTAGTCAGACAGAGCCGCCGCCTGATCAGCCTCGATTTGTGCAATCGATGATCGAAAAGCGTTCTGAAGGCGATCAACGCCTGACTGATAGACGAAGCTTTGAAAGCTGAAAGGGAACTTGGCCATAGGTCATGCTCTTTCCAGCTTTTCGCCCAAGCATAAACACCACGTTTTCCGCAACGGCAACGCCGGAAGGCAATCCAAAATTAAAACGGAACATCGTCATCAAGATCGTCCGCAAAGCCGCCTCCCATACCCCGTCGCTGCTGTTCCGGGGATCGAGGTGGCGATAGCGCGGGGACCGATTTTGGCACGGCGATCACAGGCATATTTGCCTGTTCGACCTCGCGAGCTTCCTCAACGGTCTGAGATATATTCGTAATGAGTTTAGTGGCTATTTCCACCGATGCCCAAGTTCCACCGGGAATCGCCAAAACGTCAAAGGCGAGCTTCGCGATTAGAAGCATATTTGCCCTTCGCTTCTCAAGCTCATTCTCTAATTCGTCGAGCCTATCCAGAAGTTTACTACGTTTAGCCTCGACCATATTGGCCTTCTCGATGCAGTCGCGAAGCCCATGTATATAACTCCGAATCTTATCCTTAGATGCCGGAAGAATGGTGACCGAGTCACGCCGCTTTTGCGCGCTATTATCCAAAACAAGCTGGGTCACATAATGGTCGAGGTCTGATTTGAATTGGGAGAAGTTGAGATTATCGTTGATACGCGGCATATCCATTGAAGCGAATGGCTCAATCTCAAACCGCTTTGATGATGCCACAATGACGTTCATGAATGAATGGCGTATGTCTTCCGCAGCGCGCCAACTTGTTTCATCATCTTCCGCTATATTGCTAAGCTTTCCGTCTAAGCTTCGCTGAGCATAATTAACGATCTCCATGAACGCTTTACGCGGATCATCGTCGAGGTTGTCTAATTGTTCCTGTTTGACGAAGTTAAGGATGCTCATAGGCTCAGGCTACCCAATCGTTTCGTGCGCTGCCAGCCATTAAATCTGTCCACCTCAACCCGCTTTTCGCCTACGCATAGGCACCACGTTTTCCGGCAGCGGTGTCGTTCCATCGCGGGCGAACCGTGGGCGCGGCGGTGGCGGATCGTCATCGGGTGGCAGTGAATTGACCTGCCACGATACGAACGGGTGCTTCGCCCCGCATTGGCACTTCAGGTGGCGAGCGAAATTAGGCCAACTCGAATCCCATTTCTTCCTACGCCAATGATGTTCGAGTTCGCCGGGACTGAAAAGCGCCACGCGTGCGCACTGGCGGCATTCCGCGCGTATGCTCCCGCCCTTGCGGGCAACGTCTGATAGGTCGCGTGGTGCTTGAACCACGGATCAAAGGGGAAGCGCCAGTTGACCGGGATCGCTCGCTACAGGCCCTCTCAGAGCCTCATAGACGTGCTGAGCCACTTCCGCCCTCGCATCCTCACGCAAGCGTTCCTGTGGCACTGTGAGGGCGATTTTCGCCCATGCCGGGGCGGTGTCGAGCGCCGCGCTGATCGCAGCCGGGGTGATGACCATCGTTCCGAATCCTCCTACCCCCGTGAGTAGAACATAAACGGAACATTGCTCAAGCCAGTTCCGCGTTATTGCGCGCCACCGTTCGGAACGGCAAGTTGGCCGAATGCTGTGGACAGAGACAAAAACAGGCGAGGACTGCGAGAAGCGCCACAACGCCATGTGGGGCACCGTCATCGAGGAAACCGCCGACAGCATCACGAGCCGAGTTCGGGGCGAAGGCCTTTATGAAGGGGGTGAGTTCTGGTCCGACGGAATCGCCCGACTGAAGGATGATCCCCCGGCGCGGCTCGCGATGGCAATGCGCCACCTCCCGCTACCCGCCGCCTTTCGCGAAGCATCCATCGCTCTTCGTGCGATGATCCGGGCGAAGCGGAAGGCAAAGCTGCCCTACGAGGACGAGCTACGGCAGCTACATCGGTTGGGCGCGATGTCGAGCCTTGCCCCCTTACGACGATTTGGAGATGACGCCATACACAGAGTTTGAACGCATCGATCTCCGTCCTGAAACCATCGGGTGGACCGAGATTGTCAGCGTGACAGACGCCAAGTGGATGGCTGAAGCATGGGCGGAACCGAAGCGCCACACCACGGCTGCTGCGCTCTACCCTGATGTCGCGAAGGCATCCGCTGCTCGTTACGCGAGATGCCGTCAAGCGATGCGGGACAGCATCACCAGCCATCTTGATGCGCTGTTTGAAGAGGAAGACCGGGCTGCATCTACCGCACCCTCCCCCGCCGTTCCCGCTCCAACTACCGCGTCTCACCCGGAGAACCGGCCCAAAGGCTTCTTTGCCCGCCTGTTTGGACGTTAGAAGCTATGGCCACTGAGTTCCCCGAAAGTCTACGCGAGCGCGCCGCCCTTTACGCTAATGCGATGCATGAGGTGCGAATGCGTCTTCGGATGCTGAAAGACCTTCAGAAGACCAAACTCCCGCAACTGTTTGTCTATGAAAGCTGCCAGCTTCAACTACGATTAGTTTGCGAATGTTTTGCGGTCGCGTGCCTCGCAGCGCAAGGCGACTTCAAGACGCACAAGGCTTTTCGGGAACGATACGAACCCGGCGCTATCTTCAAGGCGTTGGAAGAACACTACCCTGATTTCTTCCCATCACCTGCTACGTTGATCAACGTGAATGACACATGGCACTTCAACGCGAAAGACGACAGGCCGGAAGCTATCACGCGCGGAGACATAGAAAGTGTATGGAACCGAAGCGGTGGCCATCTTCACCGAGCGTCCGCAAAGCGATACGTCGCGCGGACCAATCAAGTAGATTTTGTCGAAGTTAACAATCGGCACGACGCTCTTTGGTCACTCTTATACAATCATGCAATTATACTTGCTCCCGCAATCGAGAATGTTCACGCAACACTCTTCCATGTGTTAATGGACCCAGCGAGCGACACTATGAAACTACACTTTCTACATATCAACAACGAAGATCGAACAATCGCCATCGAGGAATTAAGCGTAGCAACCGCTTGAATCTACCTTCTACCTACTTTTGACGGCTCCACGGGGATGGTGGTGGTCTGAACCGTCTTCTGTTCGATGGTTGGTGGCGATGCTGGTTCAACCGCAACCTGCCAGCCGAGATAGCCGATAACTGCGATCCCCATTCCGATCATCGCCTTCACGGCAGCGCCAGCCTGAAGCCAGCCCCTACCCTGATCCTGCACTGACTCAAGCTCACCAACTTTACGCTCGACCGCTTCGAAGCGGGGAACGTAGGTGGATCGAACGGCATCGTGCGCCTCAAGCTTGAGGATGCGGTCTTCGTGGTTCTGCGCGCGGGTGTCCATTGCGGTGAGGGTCTGCGCGATCCCGGTCACTTTCCCATCGATTTGGCCAAGCAAAAACGTGAGGTCCGAAGGCGTGTTCTGAGGCGGTTGAATGGCCATTACATCGTGTCCGCCACAGTGGCAGCGATAATAACGAGGTCATCGGCAAGCGAAGGGTCAAGGACGAAGCCGCTGGTCGCCACAAGTGCGACGACAAGCGATACGATAAGCTTACGCATCGCAGGCGTGCGAAGAAGCTGAGCAAGTTTGTGACGATCCATTGCCTATTTAGCTGATTGCACTTGTCCACGGCTTTACTCAGCCGGGGCTTTCCGGCTCAGAATCAATAGAAGCTTCCGGTTCTTCTGCCGTGGGCGGGGTCATCGCAACACCGATCTCGACCGCGAGCCGGGGCATGATCTCCGCCAACGCGTTGACATGGAGCGAGAAGCGCCCATCACTCTCATAGGTCTCGCGCATTGAGCAAAGAGCGGTATAGACGGCGCTGTAGGCGTCACCATTCACCAAGTTCGTCACCGGCGCAATATACGCGGCACGCTTGGCTTCCGCTTCATCACGGGCTTTCTGATCTGCCGCCTGAACGATGGCGCGAGCTTCTTCAATCTGTTCGTTTGTGTAGTCAGTCATGGGGTTATTTATAACGCCTCCGCATATTCGAGCGCGGGCGGTTCAGGCCAAACCCAATCTGAGGGATTGGAGCAATCTACCGTCATTCGGTTTAGCGTAGAGCGGTAGGCAATCCACTTAGCTTGGCACTCGATAGTAAGCGGTGTTCCCGGCATAACCGTCCAAAGACTACCATCGAGCGCCAGATTGCGTTGCGCCTTCATGAATTTGCCGTGCTCGCTATCCCAAACGGACACTACCAGCGGTTCGACTTTCGCCTTCGCAGCCGCTTTCGCGGTGATGCACGCGCCACAGATTGCCTCATAGCATTCTTCGGACTTCAAGGGCTTATAGAGTGCCCAACCCGGAAAGGTATTGAGGCAGTTATCGCATTCACCCTTCTCGACTTTAAGTGCTACGCGCGCCATTACGAAGGCCTCATCGTAGCGAGAACCTGTTCGCCATTCGGAGTGGCGGAACGCTGCCCGCTATTCGTTTGACTTGTCCAAGTCGCGTTGGGAACGCTGTTGATAGCGCCGTTGTCGCCTTCGTCGGTAGATTCGAGCACGACTCGAAGATCGCTGAAGTCGCCGTTGTAGGTGATGGTGATTTGCTCCTGAGTAGTCAGATACTTGTAACCACCCGAGTTGTAGCCGCTGCCATACATGAACGCGGTGCCGCCACCTACGCGAACCCATGATCCATTATAGATGTAGATTCCGTAGGTGACTTGAGCTTGCGCGCTGTAGCTATTGCCGTAGATTGGTGCCATCGGTTATTTAGCGGTAGTCGCCATTGTCGCTGTAGGCGTAGCCGTTAGCCGACAAGTTGATGACGAACGTATATTGACCGTTGGCAGCGTTCGGACGCCCACCCTTCGACACCTGATAGATGTTCCCACCCTGATTGGCGAACGCACCAGTCGATTGCGCCGTAGATTGGGGAGCCGCATTGATCAGCAACTTTGCACGGAAGCCGGTAGAGCTAAGCTCAGCCGCATAAGGGGCGTAGACTTCGCCGGTGTTCAATCCGACCGGGCAAGGCCCGAAAGTCACGGACGGCGCGCGGCCAAGATCATAACCGAAGCTCACATACTGATCGTGAACAACCGCGTAGTCGGTAGCCGCAATCTGAACCTTCAGCTTACCCGTGCCCACGATGATGCCCGTGGTTGCGGTGATCGAGCCATCGAAGACCGCGTTACCACCGCTGAGGAACATGGCGCGTTTAGCAGCACCGTTTTCGGTGTTGTAGAGCGCAATGCTGGTGCCGCCGATTGCGACGTTTGAAGTCGCAACACCGTTGTCGTTCTTCGCCTTAGCCGTGATGAAAGCATCGGCACCGGGAACGCTCGCCACCTTCTCGAAGTATGCCTCAGTCTTACCGTTCAGGGTTGCAACCGCACCTTCGGTAGTCGTGACACGCGCCATCACATTAGCGTCAATGACCTTCTGAGCCTTGATCTCAGCATCAGAAGCCGCGCGAACGCCACAGTAATACCAGTCCACATACTTGTAGACCTGAGCGCCAAACCCGCCCCAATTGGTCATCGCGTGCCAATTCTCATAGGTGCCTTCAACCTTGACGATCTTCGAGAAGCGGCGGCGGCGGAAGCCACCGGCTCCCACGTCACCGTTGACATCCGGCTCAGAAGCAAAGTTGAGGTTATAGACGCCCTGAATGGTGAGGCCTGCCCCCTGAAGATTACCATCGAGAAGTTCGATGTCGGCTTCCATGACATACCAACCGGGATTGATACGGCATCCGCCCTGCATCAGGCCGGTAGACAGGTTATCCGGGGTTTGGTGCCTGAACGCATACCCGCCGCTCGAATTGTTCGTAGCGTAGCGCGAGAACGTCGAAGACGAAGACCACCATGACCAACCATTCGGAATCTGAGCCGGGTCCGACCACATCGAGAACTTGGGGTTCTGATTGAGCGTGTTCGCAGTAGCACCGGCATTCGCTTCGAGAACGCTGGTGCGGCTCGCGTTTGCACTGTCACGGTTCGCGCTGGCGGTTGCCTCATCGCGGATGCGAGCGGCAAGCCACGAGTCTTCACCACCGTTAAGCTTCGCTTCCGTGGAAGTGATACGGTTGCCGAGCGCGCTGTCACGGTTCGCGCTGGCGGTTGCTTCGTCCGTGATACGGGCGTTCGTCTCGACGGTGACGCTCTTTCCCGAGCCTTGGCTAAAGGCGTTCCATTCGGTCTGGCCTTCACGCGCCGCGCCCGCGTAGGGGTGATAGAACCATGCTACCGGGTTCTCTTCCCCCGTGGTGTAGACGCGCCATGCAAAGCGAGCCGAGCGAGCGTTAGCCGGAACCTGCACAGACTTCAGGCCGGTTTGATCCCAACCGTTTAGATCGGGACCGCCGTTGTTGTAGCGCGCCGCATGATTCTCACCCGCGTAGCCTGCCCATGCGCCGTTTTCATCGTAATAGAACAAGCTTGTCCAAGCGCGGCAACGGTGTGAAGCCGTGATCGCGTAGAACTGCATGAAGCTGTTCGGGGTTACTGCGAACGGCTGAGACGTGACCTGAGCATAAGTGCCGCCGGGGGGCGTGCCACCACGGCTCATATACAGGACGGTTTCACCACGCGGATTCCAATAGTTGTCCTTTTGCGTGGTGTAGTCGGTCATCCCAAGGGCGTTGTCATCGAGGTTCCAACCCGCCTTCGAGTAGAAGTCGGTGTTGTTCAGAAAATTACCACCACCAATGGAACGCGCCTCAGTAACCGCTACGCGATTGCCAAGGGCGCTATCACGGTTCGAAGATGCAGTTGCTTCGTCGCGGATGCGAGCCGCCAGCCACGAGTCTTCACCACCATTGAGCTTCGATTCCGTAGTCGAGATTCGACCCGCAAGCGCGCTGTCTTGGTTTGAACGCGTGGTAGCTTCATCGCTGATCTTCGCAGCGTTTGACCATTCGCCCGTTACTTCACGGAAGAACCATCCTGCGATGACATAGCCCGCATTGGCAGGCGCATAATCGATGTTGATGCGTGGGCGAATCCAGTAGCTGTTGACGCCACTAACCATTGCGTCATCAACGAGGATGTCGCTGGCGTAGCACTGCCAAGAACCGTCTTTGACCGGCGTATAGAAGCTATTCGTTGCCTCAGGCGGGTCTTGCGTGGAGCCAAGGTAAGCACCGTTATTGTGTTCCTTGTTGTGGCCTTCCCAATAGACACGTGCGTTGCCGCCATAGCCGTTCGGTGCCGACCACTGCCAAATCCAGAAGCCCGCACGGTAACGCTTACCCGGTGAGGTCTTAATCCACCCAGCGGGGTCCATGTATAGCCACGAACCGAAACCGGGCTGAAACGAGATGCCCGCGCCCTTTGAGTGATTAGGCTCCCACGGTGCGCCGCTGTTTCGACTGCGATTTTCTGTGTCATAACCCCAGCCGTCGAAAGTCGTCTCGAAGCCAAGGAAAGTCTTGTTGGCAATGTCGTTGAGACGGCCTGAGGTCGCTTCGAGCGTGGAGGTGCGCCCCGAGATTGCGCTATCGCGGTTCGCAGAAGCCGTAGCTTCGTCGCGAATGCGAGCCGCCAGCCACGAATCCTGCCCACCGGAAAGTTTCGCTTCTGTAGTCTCGATGCGGCCCGCAAGCGCACTGTCCTGATTAGCACGAGTAGTGGCTTCGCTGTTGATCAGGGCATTCGCTGCCGTGACACCGCGAGCGGTTGCCAAAGTCGTGAGGATCGGAGATTCACTGCCATTGACTTCTTCCACCATCGGGCGTCCGAAAGCCTGATAAGCACCGTTGACCGAGTAGAACTGATAGGCACGGTGAAGCGGCTGCGCGCCGCTTGGCGTGAAGCAATAGTTCCAGCCAGCCGCGACCTTCTCGCCAGTCACCATATCGAAGACACCCGCACCATCGTGCGTCTTCCCGGTCGAGTTGCGCGGGAAGAGATAGCCGACAAACAAGTGCCAGCGGTTCAGGGTCATGTTGCCGTGGATGGCGAAGTAAGGGTTGCCGTTTTCGTTCGTGGTGTTGAGATCACAAACGTTGTTCGTGCCCCAATACGCATTACGCCCGACTTCGCCGCCAAGCTGCGCAATCGGCACAACGAAGCGATACGTCCTGTCGGGATCGAGGGGCAGGATCGGCCCGCCCGACCAACCACCAGCCGCCGCGCCACTACCATCGGCCTGACAAAGCCACGCATCGCCGCTCGATCCATCCGCCAGCGGAATACCGGCGAAGTTAGGACCGTGGGGGAAGTTGACGATCTCGTTGCGCTGGCCACCGTTCAGCGGCCACGGGATAGCCGCACCCTGCCGCCACCAACCGGTATCGATGAGGTTGGAGCGGTTCTTATCGATCAGGCGCTTGAGCGCGGAATCCGCCGTGCCGTTGAACTGCGCTTCCGTGGTGTTCAGGCGGGTTGAAAGCGCGCCATCTCGATTGGCAGAAGCGGCGGCTTCGTCACGAACACGCGCCGCGAGCCACGAATCTTCACCGCCATTGAGCTTCGCTTCGGTGCTCGAAATGCGATTGCTGAGCGCGCCATCATCACGGGCGCGCGTGGTCGCTTCGTCCGTGATGCGAGCCTGAGCATTGGAGACATCAACACTCGCCTTCTGAGCAATGATTTCGCCATCGGACGCGGCACGGAATGCAGCGCGAAGCCAAAGCATAGACTTCGCAAAGCGATCAGCCGAGAAGCCATCCCAATGGTTCATCGGATGGAAAGTGCGGTAAACGCTATCGGTGAGCTTGATCAGCTTGCTAAAACGACGAACACCACCGTAGCTGGTTTCACCAACACCGCCATTGGTGTCGGGATCGCGGTAGAAGTCGAGATTATATGCCCCACCGAGCGTTAGACCCGAACCCTTCCACGGCCCCGACTGAAGCCAAACATCCGCTTCGAGAACATACCAACCCGGCGTGTTGTAGATGTTGTCCCAACCAAGGCCCGATTCCTGCCCTTCGACACTATCGAGGCGCAAGCCATAGCCGCCACGCCCAAGCGTAGTCGAAACTCGATTGGCGGTAGTGCTACCCTTGTTCCACCACGTCATGCCCTTGGGCAGTTCCTGCCCATCCGGCCACACCGTGAAGTTCGGGTTCGGGTTGAGCGAGTTATTTGCCGCCCCTACCGCCGACTCAAGAGTGTTGGCGCGCGACGTAATCGCACTATCGCGGTTGACCGATGCCGTGGCCTCATCACGAACCCGCGCCGCGAGCCATGAATCTTCGCCACCGTTAAGCTTTGCTTCGGTCGAAGTGATGCGATTACCGAGCGCGGTGTCTGCATCGCTACGCGAAGTCTGCTCATCCGAAAGCTTGGTAGAAAGTGCATTGGTGCCGTTGCTACCAACTACGGCGCGACCATCCTTCAGGATGAAGGGAATATCGAGGTAGGCGTTGGGGTCTTGGTTGTAGCCGCCCGCAAAGTATTCGGTGCCGTTGCCGCGACCGATACCGGCGCGACCGATCAGCACATATGCTGAATGCTCATAGAAGCGATTGCTGTAGAATGCCTCACCAGCGCCGCAACGCGCCATCGCGTCACCGAGACCATTATTGAAGCGATTGCTCTTCGGCTCATCGCAAGTATAGATGATGACCGTCCAACCGTTCGGAATGCTGTTCAGGTTCGCAGCCATCGAGGCACTACCGCGACCGTTCGAAGAACCTTCGCCGTAGACATCGAAAGTCATCGTGAGCGTTGCGTTGTTGCTTCCCGGTGCGAACGCGATCACACCATAGCTGCGCTCAGCGATGCCAACTTGAGACCCGTTCGGGCGGAACAAACCTGCATTGCGGTTAGCGCCTTCAGCGGCGTTACCAAACGCACAAACGCGCCACGTCTCAGGAATGTAGGACACGCTTGTTTCGAGCGTGGAGGTGCGCCCCGAGATTGCGCTATCGCGGTTCGCACTGGCGGTGGCTTCGTCGCGAACGCGAGCCGCCAGCCACGAGTCTTCCCCGCCGCTAAGCTTCGCTTCAGTGGAAGAGACCCGATTACCGAGGGCGCTATCAGCACCGGCGCGAGCGGTGGCTTCGTCCTGAACGAGGGCTTTGGTGGCCGCTACATCGGTTACATCATCAATCGTGAAGTAATCGACTTCGACAACCGCATCAGGCTCGCTCACATAGTTGAGGAACATGATCTGACGGAAGTATGCCGTGCCCGCCGGGATGTTGCGCGTGCCACCATAAGGTGAAGCTTCGAAGAGATTGCGTCCGATAGTGATTTCGCGGTCGAACCAATCGTAGTTCGGCGAAGTGACGTAAATCCCCGGCGCGAGCGGATAGTTGCCCGTGCCATCACTACCATAGATGGGGTTGCCATCCGCGTTGAAGAAGACAACGCCCATGTAGAAGGTAGCACGGGTGCCCGATGCCAAGCGCCAGCCGCAGCGCAGTTTGAAACGCTGAGTGTCAGAAGTGACGTAGACCTTGCGACCGACCGGCGTGATCTTCTGCCCCACGGTGGTTCGAAGAACGTTGTTGCGACCACCCGACGTGGTGACGATCTGCCCAGCCGGGAGATCATCCCAAAGGAGATTGTCAGCGGCAAACTGATCGTTGTTCGCTACCTGAGAAAGCTTCCCAAAGGACGCGGTTAGCGCGCTGGTGGTCGAGGTAATCGCGCTATCCGCATTGGCGCGCGTAGTGGCCTCTTCCGCTACCTTCGCATTGGCAATGACCGTGGCGCGGCTATCGACCTGCGCCTTCGTGGTGTAGTCGGCTTCGACCGTCTGAAGACGATTGCTGATTGCGCGGTCGCCATCAGCACGCGCCGTGATCTCATCGCTGATCGAGGCGGCAGCGCCATCGGCGGTTTGCTTGACGCTGGCCACGGTCGAGCGGATCGCGCTCTCTTCGCCCTTCGCACGGCTTACCTCGCTGGCGAGATCGGTGCGGGCGGTGTTGGCGTCCGTCTGAGCCTTGGCGGCTTCGTCGCGCACGGTGTTGACGCTGGTGGTTAAATCGGTGCGGACCTGAGCGGCTTCCTGCCGTGCGGCAGTGCCTTCAGCCTTCGCACCGGCAATCGCCCCATCGAGATCGGTGCGAGCCTGCGCAAGCGCCGCCTGAGCGTCCGTGCCAGCCTTCTTCGCATCCGCGACGGCCGCGTTCGTGGTGGCACGTTCGCTGGCGAGCATGTCGCGCACCGGGACGATGACACCGGCGGTGTTCTTCAGCGCGTCTACCGCCGTCTGAGCGTTGCCCTTGGCGTCATCGACATCACCGATAAGCTGAGAGACCGGACGGCCACCAACCTCAGTGCCAACCGGCGCACCCACCGTGGCATTATCGGCGGGTTTACCGGGACCGTTGACGGTCGAAGCCCACGACACCTTGAAGGCACCAGCGGTGGCGTTGAGCACCAGACGTTCGCCAACCACGCCAAGCACCGTGCGGTAGCTCAGCGCGACATCGTAGGCCGTGCCGTCCGTTAGGCCGCTAATCTCGACCTTCGTGGTGGTGCGCGGGAACTCACCGTAGTTGAGCCATGTGTCTGATCCCGTGGGGCGATACTCGACAATGACCGTGCTGGTGTTGGGGTCATCGGTCGCGCCGGTGACGACGATCACCGGAAGCGTGGTGTCGTCTTTCTTAATCTGTGTGTCAGTGATCGCCCACGCATTCGCAGCCGGTGCGCCGGGATTGGACGGGTCGTAACCGTCCAGCTTCGGTGCCGGGGGAGCAACCTGAGACTGTCCAAGCGCAAACGCGTGCTTTGCGTCCGTCTCGCTCTTCAGGCTCAGCGTGACGCTCATATCGGACGGATTGAACTCGCGTCCCGTGATCGTGCATTTGATGTTCTTCGCCGCGATCTGAGGGACGTTGACCGTGATCGCGTCACCGACACGAACCGCCAGTAGGCGAAGCTTCGCGTTGACCGTGAAGGTTAGGAACTCACGCGAGTTGCAAAGTTCGTAAGTCGCAAGCTGGTGCGCCTGAGCCGCCTGCTGGACAAGCGGGAACTCGACTTCTACCGTCTTTTGCTCGCCACCATCTTCTTCGATATAGACGGGCGAACTAATCTGCTCACCAGCGACAATCTCCCAGCCCTGAGTTTCTTCACGATACTTCGGAATGATGGTGTTCTGGCGGTCGCGCCATGACGTGGTAGATGAAGTCTCGACTTCACCAACGATGTCTTCCCTCGTGAGCGTAAGAACGCTGGTCTTCGGTGCGTTGACGGTGCAAGCAATCTGCGCACCGCGTGCAACGGGAACACCGCCGCCAGCCGCCAGAAGCGAGGCAAGGACGGCATACTTGTCGTCATCGGTAGTGACGACACCACCGACCTTCCAACCGTTCGCATCCGCTACGTTCGCGCCGGTGACGAAGCTGGCGACATCAACTTCCGCCCACTTCGCGCCGATACCGTAGACGCGGTGTCCGTTCTCATAGCGACCAAGCGTCCACTGAAGCGCGGCAAGGAACGGGTTTTCCGAATAGGTCCACGTCGAAGGCTGGTCCACGCGATGCGCACCGGAACCGCCCGGATAGGTGCTATCCTGCCGGGGATCGTAGAGCTTGACGCCTGAGGCGGTCCAAAGGCTGGACGGCAGGCCTTGGGGGAAGGCATCGTTCGAATATTCGTAGCGCGTGATTACGTGCGCGAGGCCCGACATCGCGCCCGCCGGGATCGGAAGACCGGACGCGCCACCGGGCGTGGTGTTCGCCGGTGCTGCACCGTTCTGCCAACGCTGAGCGAGCTTGCCCTTGTAGAGCTTCGAAGAGCCGCTGTAGCCACCAACGTTGTTGACCGTGGCGAGCGAGTAAGCGGGGCTTCCACCGAACCCAATCGGGTAGTCACCAGCCTTGTAGGACTCGATACCCGCAATCGGTCCACCGGCGCTGAGCACGGTGACGATGCCGTAGAAGGCGTTCTTGCTGCCCCACGTGCCGCGCCAAGTGATGAAGCCACCGGTTGCCGAGCGACCGTAGAGGACGGGGACAGGCGCTTGCGGGTCGAGCTTTTGCTTTAGCTGTTGCCCGCCTGAATCAGGTTTTGGCGTCTTCCTCGCCAGATACGCTACCGCCAGCAAGGCAACGCCGGTGATCGTGAGGACAGCCGCCCACGAAATGGCAAGACCGGCCACCACGAACGCAGTGGTGAGGCCGACCGCCGTAGCGATGGAACCGGCAGCGAGGAACGCGCCCGCGACAAGAGGTAGAGCGGCAGGCATTAGCCAACCCTCCACGCCACGGTAGCGACACTGACAGGACCAACGCGAACAATCGCGTCTTCGCCGTCAGCGGCAGCGAAGCCGAGAATATCGGAAGCACCAACATGGACGCCAAGCGCGGTCCACTGGTGATCTTCATCACGGCCACCGGGGAAGCCGATGACATCGCCTACAACGGCGGATGCAGGCGCAATGCGCGGCAAGCCGAGCTTATCAAGAAAGTCTTCCATCGAAGACGCACCAAGGCGCTTCATGACGCGCTTAGCGCCGATTTCGGTGGTGTAAGTTCCAGCCTGAGATAGAAGCGTAGACAAGCCGAGCGATTCAAGATGGCTTCCAACCATCTGACCGCAATCAGCGGTCCCCCACTCGAAAGTTTTGTCCAGCCATTTATCGATAGTTGCCTGTGTGGCGTTTACCCGCGCGATTAGGTCCATGACCTATTTAGTCGAGTTGCTGATTCTGGTAGAATCCTCCGCCACCACCGCCATAGCTTCCGCCACCACCGTAGCTGCCACCGTAAGTGACAGCGGACTTGTATGGTGCTTCCATGCCCCAATACACGTCCTGCTGAGCGTCGTAGACGTAATCAAGTCCAGTCTCACCGGGCCAAATAGACCGATGCCAGACACCATTCAGGCGCTGTCCTTCTTCGGCTGCAAAGAGGCGGTCAAACGCGCTGATAGTGTCGATTTCAACCGCCATCGCGTTCGCATCGATGTTCGTCTTCGCAGTGTCGAAGCGACCGTTCCAAAGTAGTTCTGGCGTGCCGATGACAGCGCCCGTCTGATCGTTGATCAGTCCCCACCAAGCGTAGACGCGCGATCCCTGTTGAAGCGGATCAGCAAGCGTTCCCATCGCCGCTTCTGAAGGCGGCATCATCGTGAAGCTAAAGCGGGGGGATTCATCTGCAACGCGCTCTGCCACGCTGTTCGCGCTGGCGATGGTGCCAAAAGTGTTGTCGTAGCCGGTGAAGGTGACGTTCGATCCGTTGACCGGGAACGTGACCACGCCCGAACCATCGATAAGGTTAATCGTGGTTCCTGAACGTAGTTCCATGCGGATGGCGACGAAGGTGCGAAGATGCGATTCAGTGACCGCGCTGAGAAGCGTGCTGTCCATCACTGAGCCTCATTGATGCGGAAGCTCAGGCCGACGTTGCCTACCATGCCGATGGTGGTTTCTTGCTCGTTGCCGTCAAGAAAACCTTCGATCATTGGCGCGGCGAACTCCATCACCTCACCGCCGCTGATCGCGACCTTCAGCGCCGGGTTGATGCCAAGCACCTGCCCCGTGATCGATGTCACTTCGTGGAGGTAGCGGACGCCATTCGAGACAAGGCTAAAGAACTGCCCGACCGTCTTGTTCGCGGTGGTGCCAGTGACAGTGACCGTCTTGCCTGACCCGCTCTGAATGGTGCAATCGGTCTGCCCCGCAAGGCTGATCCCGGCTACGATGACCGGACACAGAACCTTGGCGCTCAGGCCTTGGCGGATCGCGGTGACGAAGGGGCGCGACTGAGCCGCGTGCATCGGTCGAAGGGTGACGCTGTAGGACCACCGGTCACCAAGCCGCGCCACGCGCTGGATAGGACCGCCAAGGTAGGGCGTCTGATCAACCGCTGAAGACTTCAGGATGATCGATGTTTGAGAGCCGGGAGGAAATGAAGGGATAGCAATTGCCATCCCATATTTAGCTCACCCAATCTGGCGGGGCGCGCGGAACACTTTGACTGTGATTGAACGTGCAAATTCGAGCACAAAGGGCGAGAAATGCAGGTTAGGTAATTACTACCCGCACCTTATATAAGAAGGTCGTAATTACCTAACCTGCATTTCGGGCTTCGCCCGCCATGTCGAGGTTAGTTCGAATCACGGACTCGCCAGAGCGAGTGGAGAGGAGTTCTCCCGTTGGTCGAACTCCAGAAGTCTCGCTTTGCTCGACCGCAAAGATATTCCGTCGAGTTGAGGAAAAAGTTTGAATGGCGGCAGGTTCGGAGGTGGAACCTGCACGCCTGATCAGCGACCGCGATGCAGTGAATTGCGGTTCTTCTTCGACATACTCTGTTGAGTCGTCTTGTTCGCAATCGTGACAGCGCCCATGTTGGCTTTGTAAATTTCTTGCTGAATCCAACCGGTAAGCACGGCATCGTTCGCGTTCACGGTCGTGTTGATATGCGTGACCGTATTGCCGCCACCCATCGGGGTAGGTGCGGTGAAGGCGTTCTTCAGAAGATTGTTCGGAACCACCTGCGATCCAGTCGGCAGGTAAGCGAGTTCCGGTCCCTTCTCACCAACGACAGATAGGCCACCACCGAAGAAGTTTGTGCCCGTAGCGTTCTTCGCCACGCCCACGCCAAGCGATGCCTTACCCAATCCCGGCATACCGAACGCCATGCCGATAGCTTCGAACACCGCGAACCGAATGGCCATCTGGATCAACTGAGCGATGACAGCCTTGGCCATATCTTCGAACGCTTCCTTGAAGGACTTCGCCCCCATGATGGCATCGGTAAGACCGTTCGTGATGTTGTCGATACCGTTCTTAGCGATTGCGCCAAGCTGCTCATTCAGCGTGCCAAAGCTCTTCGCATAGTCGTCGATTTGACCACGCACGTCCTTAGGCGTGTTGTTCTTCTGATCGCGCTCGAACTGCGCATTCTCGTTGCGCTTGGTCTTTTCGCGGTTTGCCTCAGCCTTGCGGCGAAGGTCGTCAACTTCCTCACGCGTGTAGCCTTCACGAAGACGCTGTAGGGCAAGAATGTCTTGAGCGACCTTGAACGCTTCATCATCCGCCTGTTGTTTCTTCGCCAGCGCCTGCCGCTCATAGGCGAGCTTCTTCCGCTGATCCTTCTCAACCTCAGCAAGACCGTTCAGGTAGTCGGCTTCAAGACGAAGCTCTTCCGCGCGCTGATCCGTGACCAACTGAGTGATGGTGTTCTGGCGATCAGCAATCGTGTTGCCAAACTCCAGCATTTCGTTCGCTACGTTCTGCTGATAAGTTTGCTCGGTGAGTGCCTTTGCGCTTTCGGCAGCGGCCTTGGTGATTTCACCTTTCTTCGCGCGACGGTTGAGGTCTTCGATTGCTTCGTCACGGTCGAACTTCAGGTTCTCCATCGCATACTTGTGGCGCTCTTCGGCAGTCTGAGCCGAGTTCGCCAAGGCCTGCCGATAAGCACGCTCAGCCTGCTCAATCGCGCTATCGCTGGCATCGGTGTTGTCGTGCGCCTTTTCTTTCTTCCCGCCCTTCTTTTTGCCATCACCAGCGGGCGTGACAGGCGCGGCCTTGTATTCATCAAGCTTCGTGTCGCGGATCGTGTTGACGGTATCGATGCGCGACTTCGCAACCCGGATGCCCTTGGCGAGTAGCTGGCCTTCGTCCGATGCGTTGGCGCGGCGCATCGCGCGATCACGCTGTTCCTTCGAAAGCGGCGTGATAACCGGGGCAACACCCGGTCCCGTGAACATGATGTTGTCACGCTGCTCTTTGGCAAGCTCGCTACTGACACGGCTACGGTAACCGGCACGCGCGGCGTTCATATCGCCTACCGCCGTCTGCATATCCGTGCGCGCCTGAGCGAGCGCCAGCGCCTTCGCGGCAGCGGCAGCGAGGTAGTATTGATCTTTGAGCTTGGCGACTTCGCCAGTCATCTTCGCGGTGGCGACCGCCGCGTTATACTCAGCCGTGGTGAGATTACCGGACTCGACCCGCTTCTTCGTTGCGGCCTTCTCAGCTTCGTCCAGCGCGCTTGCGTTCGCCTCGATCCGAGACTGGAGCGCCGATGTCTCCAGCGCCGCCTTCGCGCTCGACACGCCAAGGTAAGCCACGGCAGCGCCCACGGCCATGATTGCAAGGCCGATAGGACCACCCATGAAGGCCAATGCAGCGCCAAGACCACGCGCGGCCACGGCAGCGGTCGCGGACGCTGTAGAGACGCCGTAGAGGGCGCTGGTGCGGCTGATCAGCGCCACGGTGTCTGCGATGCTGGCAACGGTCGAACGGACGGTGGCCACGGTCCCTACCGCCAGCCCTGCCGCTGCTCGACCAAGCGCCGGGACGAACGATGCCGCGTAAACGCCCGCCAGCACCGTGACGCTCTTCACCAGAACATCGAAGTTCTCAGCCATCATCTTGAGCGCGTAGGTGAGCTTGTCCGTGATCCCCCACGTGGCGTTCGCCTCGCCGACATAGCGGGTGAGCGCGGTCTGAAGGTTCTGGAACGATGCAGCGACCGTGAGCGGTGCCTTAGCGGCCTGAGCCTCCAGCGATGCCGAACCCTTCAGGAACGCATCGAAGAACTCTTTGCTTGTTACCTTCTGTTTCAGCACCTCAGCGCGAAGTTTGGCTACGCTGCCGCCATATTTCTCGCTACCCCGCGCTACGGCTTCAAGGATCGGACGCGCGCCTTCGTTGACGCTGTTGAACTCTTCCGCGTGGACCACACCGGACGCCAGAAGCTGCGATAGCTGAAGAAGCGCGCCGGAAGCTTCTTCCGTGCTGGTGCCAGACACGCGAAGTGCGCTGGTGACACCGTTGGTGAATGCCAAGAGGTCTTTCTGTGACGCGCCGAGTTCCTTGGCGGACTGAGCGGCGCGACCGTAGAGCTTGCCGAGCGGTTCAAGCGCGATGCCGTTCTTGATTGCGGACTGGTAGAGTTCTTCCTGAACGTCCTTGAGCGCCGCGCCTTCAAGACCGGCGACCTTCAAAGAGTTGCTGAAGCGGGTGTAGCTATCGACCGCCTGAATAGCTTCGCGGCCTGCGAACATGCCCGCGATAAGACCGGCATATTGCTTGATGGACGCGCCAACACCCGCCATCTGGCGTTCGAGTGAGCGTGCAATGTTTGAGTTCGCCCACGCGTTGTTCGACTGTTGAGCGGCGCGGCGGTGCGCGTTGGCGACATTCGCAGCCGCAGCCGCGTTCAGTCGCTGAAGCCTACGAAGTTCGGCTTCGAATTGCGTGATAGATGCTGTGAAACGAGTTTCGAGAGTTGCAGAAGGTGAAGAACCGGCCATCGACTATTTAGCCGTGGCCGGGGTTCTCCGCGCTCCACTGAGCCATCACCGCATCGAACTCATCTTCCGTAGGTGGCTTAGCTTCCGCTTCACCTTCACCACCACCGTTGGCGAGCTTCCAGCCCTCCATCGTCATGATGAACTCCCACATGGACATTCCACGCACTTCCTGTGGCGTGTAGCCTGCTGCCCCGCCCGCTTTGAAGAACTCTCCCCACTTCAGTCTTCCGAAGGGGTCGTGTCCTCCATCATCGTCGGGGCTTCCGCTTCCCCCGGTAGGGGTTCATCCTCGATACCGCTGAGCGCGGCCATGATCAGCCGTCCAGCAAGAACGGTGTAGTCGATCAGGTAGCCTTCTTTGACGCACCGGCTGACAAGATCGAAAGCCTCACGTTGCGGCATTCCGCCGCCAATCAGGCCAAGGCGGATAGTCTGCTGAATGTCCTCTACAAGCCATTCACCGCGAAGAAGTCGCTGAGCGACAATGTTAGGTCCAACACCAAGTTTTTCTTGAAGCTGGATTAGCTCGTCGATGCGTAGGCAAAGGGTGTGATACCCCTCGCCTACGAACTCATCTTCAAGCTTTGCTGAGCGCGATGGTTGCTGCATTATGCAGACGGGGTAAGAGTCATTTCGCCAGCCTGCTCGAAGGTCATCTGGCATTCAGACGACTTCAGGCGCTCGCCGGTGATCTGGAACGAAGTAAGGACCACGGGACCGGTAAGAACCCAAGTGCCATCCGTGACCTTGACGTTCTTGATGGTGCCACCCTTGACCCACTGCATATACTTCAGGACATCGGGCTTGTGGACCATGCCAGCGCCGTCAATCTTGATGTCCGTGCTCTTCACGCGGCGAACCATCTGAGCGGGTGCGCCCTGATCCGCGAGGTCAATAAGTTCGTCCGACTCGACCGCAGTAGAGAAGCTGAGGCCACGGGTAGTGTTGATCAGCGAGGGTGCCGAGAACTGTTCCGGCTGCGCGCCATCACCAACCTGAATAACAAGCTGCTGGCCGAAAAGAGGCTGAATAAGTGCCATTGTTGATAGTCTCCAAAAGGGGTTTCTGGAAACTATTTATCCGGATGCCCTCTTAGGCTGTTTGGATCAGGTAATCGAACTCAAGACTTGCCTGTTGCGACATTCCATCTTCCATCGTTCGGAAGCTGGTGAGGCCAACGCGCCACTCCATCACGTCAAATCCTTCGATCTGAAGTTTGGTGTCGAGGCGTTCGATAACCTGCGCTACAAGTTCCTTCAGCGCGATCTTATCGGCGGCGAAGATTTCGACGTTCGCTGTAGCGTCAACGAAGTCACCGCCGTTGTCGTAGTCCATCGAAAGATCGTCATCACCGAAGTAGATGTAGGGAAGCGGCGCGTCCTGAGGCACGTCATAATAGACGCTGCCATTGGCGAGCGTCTTCAAGGCCTGATAGACCGCATCCTGAAGAGCGAGCGCGACCATCATGGGAAGAGCTTCTTCAGTGCGCGGCGCACGCTGGTGCGCATACGGTTGCGGTGCTTCTTACGCATGATCGTGCGGACGGAACGGAAGAACCGAACGCCGGGGACGAACTTGCCGCCCTTCGTCTTATGACCGAACTCAAGCGGGATGATGTAGTAGAGCGTAGCCGAACCAATCGACACGATCTTTTCGAGCTTGGACGCGTCACCGTCCTTCTTCACGATGGTGTTGCGAAGGTGATCCGGCGCGGGACCAAGCGGTGCCGCACGGTAGAGACGCTTGGCGAACTCTTCCTGAGATTTGGTGTTCGCGTCCTTGGCAGCGTCCTTCAGAGCCTGAGGGACGTTCGCCATCTGACTGTTCCACCGCGCGATTTCGGTGTTGGCGCTCCACGATGTCATCGGTTGGCCACCGTCCCGGTGCTCGCCATGATGGTGAGCCACCGCTTGCGGCCTTCATCGAGCGAACCCGCCCACTGGATCGCGTAGACGGTGCCGTTCTGATCGGTGAGCACGTCCGTGGCGCTGATCGCAGCCGTGGTGGCATCGTAGCGAACGGTGATGTCGTGAGGGGTGACACCGCTGAGGCGCTGAGCCTGAACCTGCTCACCGCCCCTGCGCACCACGATCTTCGCCGGGATCGCCTCAGCGACCGTCTGGACGGCAGACGTGGTGCCACCACGCCCATTCGACACCTTAGCCGAGCGGGTCACGGTGATACGGTCACGAAGCTCGCCAGCGCCCACGCTTAGGCGTCCTCGTTCTCGTCTTCGTCTTCGCTGCGACCTTGAAACAGGTCGTCTTCAGCGATGTCGCTATCAAGAGCTACGCCCTTGGCGATTGCGAGCGCGTAGCACTCATCGTCAACGTAGCACTCATCACCAGCCTTGTAGGCAATGGCGTGATACGCGTCTTCCGCGTAGTCGAAGTCCCTCAGGAAGTGAATCTTGGTCATCTGATATTTAGCTTAGGCGGCACGGTAGCGAGCAAGGATCGTCTCGACTGCCATAGGGACCGTCTCAAGCTTCTTCTCACTCGTTGCCTCAGCGTTCGCGTAGAAGTGCCCAACGATCATCAAGACCGCGTGACGAAGATCAGCCGGGAGGTTGGTGAAGCCTGCCGTGAACGTCACAACAACGCTGTCTTGGCGAGCGTTGCCGCGAAGATCGTGGTAGACGTGGCAAGGGTTGGTCCGCTTGTTGTAGCGGAAGTCGGTGGAAGATTGAACGTTGCCGTCCGCGTCCTCCCATTCGATCAGGTCAACGGTGCGCACCGGATAGACCGGGATCGTGAAGCCCGCCCAAAGCTTGCTCAGGCTCATTTCATAAGTCTGAGGCATCAACGCGACACCGATACCATGCGGACCATCGATCATCGCTGTAGCGGCCTGAATGAGGCTGTTGAGATAGTCGTCTTCGTCATCGCTCACGATACGAAGATGCGCCTTCACTTCATCGGTGGTGACGGGAAGCTTGGTAGGCTCGACAGAGCGGATGACACGATTGAAGTCCATGACCCTATTTATGAAAAGACCCGGAAAGCTTTCGCTTCCGGGTCATTCTCACTTTGCTTCGCGGGTCTCTTTGGCGGGAGTCTTCTTCACCGCCTTCTCACGCTGTTCGACAACGGGCGTTGCGAATCCAGCGGCACAAAGGCGCACCGCCTCTTCGCCTTCCACCATTTCGCCGGGGAGCCGGTTAGGCTCCCCAGCGAGGTAGGTAGTGAGCTTCGCCTTCATTAGGCGAGCTTCAGAGCCTTGACGGCATTCACGTCCAGAAGGCCACCATCGAAGCGAGCAAGCGCAACGAAAGCCGTCTGATCGTAATCAGCGTAACGCTCCGGCAGGCGGCGAACGTAGATGTCCAGCGCGCGGCGCACGGTGTAGGCCTTCATATCGCCGTAGAGGGCGACAACCTGACCCGTGGTGAAAGCGTCCGCCATGAACGGGTTCACGACATACGGGCGACCAAGGATCGTGGAGGGCGCATTGCCCGACAGGCCCGGTGCCCAAATGAACTGGCCGTTGGCGTCCTTCATGGTGCGGAACTTGAGAAGCGCCTTGTCATTCAGCATCCAAGTCGAGGAACCGCGATAGGCCGCGTCAATCGAGTGCTGGAGTGCGAAAAGCTCATCAGCCGCAACGCCGGTGGCGGAAGCTGCCGTGATCTTCTGAGCGGCGGTCACGATGCCCTCAGGCTGGTTCGTGCCGGTGCCGACAGTGAGGTGACGGTTCACACCGCGACCGATACGCTTCGCCAACGCCTTGGACACGATGTCCTCAACGTTCACAGAGGCATCCTGAAGAAGCTCATTCGAGATACGGACGATCTTCGACGTATACTTGTAAGCGCCGATGGTGACCGAACCGAAGCCAAGGTCGTCTTCCGGAATCTGCTGATTCTCACCGATAATGATTGCTTCAACGTCATCGTTGAAAGTCGGGAACGCGATGTCGTTGCCGGTCGAAGTGGCGATCAGGTCCACCAGCGAGGGGTCGAGCATCGGACCTTCAGACTTCAGGTGCGACAGAAGCTTGGTGGTGAAGGTGGTCGGGGTGATTACGCCTTCCTGTCCGGTGACGCCCATAGCGCGAAGCTCAGGGAAGGACTTGTTGCCACGAAGGTATTCGCAGAAAGCGACAGCGCGCTTCTCTTCGGTGTCATCGCTCTTGCGCGACTCAACCTTGGCGTCCGCAACATCGGTAACGATGGCTTCGAAAGCGTTGGAACGAGCCTCAGCCTTTTCAGCACGCTCAGCACGCTCAGCGTAGCCGTCGCTTTCCTTCATCATCGTGTCGAACTGAGCCGTAACCTCAGCTTCGTTCGAACCGTCTTCCTTGATCGAATTGAGAAGATCGCGCGCCTCGTGGGCGATCTTGGTGGACTTCTGACGAAGCTCAGTGATGTTCATTTGAAATAGTCTCCAAAAGGGGTTTCTGGAAACTATTTATTCAAAACCACTCAGCCCCTGCCGCGAGCCTTCAAAGACGCCATAAGTGCGCGCTTGCGAAGCTCAGTAAGGCTTGCAATCGTCTTGTCCGCGACATTCTCGACCATTTCGTTCAGCGAAGTAGAACGATCTTCCTGCCACTTGTCGAGACTACGCTTTGCTGCGCTGGTGTCGGGATAAGCGGGATTGATCACGAACGAAACTTCAGACAGGTCCACTTCCTTCAGGGTGCGAAGGATCGTGCCATCGTCCAACTCTTTCCATTCTTGATCACGAACGGTGAAGCCAAACGACATACGAAGCTCACCATCCGCCAGAGCGTCCAACTGAGCGGGCGTGAACCGCTTGGTGTCCAGTTCGAAAGACAGGCCGCGCTCATCTTCTGCCAGCGTGAGCTTACCGCTCCGTGTCGAGCCAAGCGGCTGCGCACTGTCATGCGCCCATAGCGCGAAGATGTTCAGCGAACCGGCGCTTGCTGCCGTGAGCGAACGTGTAAAAGCACCGGGTTCGATGACTTCCACGAATCCACCAAGATCGTGGCTATCGCTGTTGAATACGGCTGCATAGCCGCTGGCGTGCTGAGCCTTACCATCTTCGGCACGGCATTCGAAACCGGTGAGTTGGAAGTTACGCGTCTCCATTGTCATCTACCTCTTGAGTGTCCTTTTCGATTGTGTCTTGTTCCGGCTCAGGTGCCGGGTTCGGTGCGGGGGCGGTCTTGCCAGCGTCTTCAAGCGGCACCGTGGCACCCTGAATGTAGAGCTTGTCACCGCCGGGAAGTGCTACGCGGTTATCGAGCGCACGTGCTTCGTTCGGGGTCATGATTGCAGCGTTGACCGAACGTGCGAGTGCTTCCATGCGGGACTTCAGGTCGCCACGAACAAGCGCATCTACGTTGAACTCGACATAGTTCGACGTGTTCTGCCGGGTGTTCGGGTTACCACCGAAGAGCTTCAGGTTCAGTTCCTGCTCAATCAGCTTCACCAGCGGCAAAATGGTCTGAGTGGCAAAGCTCAAGCTTTGCTGTTCAACGTTGCTGTAGGTGCCGGTGCTGAGGTCGAAGAGAAGCGCCGGGGCAATATTGAAAATACGGGCGGCTTCGCTGATCTGGAACTTACGAAGTTCGATCATCTGCTGACTGGCGGGATCGAAGCCGAGGTTCTTCAGTTCGAAGCCCGCCGGGATCGGAAGAATCTTGCGCTTGTTGTCTCGACCGGTGCGCAAGGCATCGTTGATCTGTTCGCTTGCGCGATCTGCTGCCGCTGGCGATCCGATAGGACCGCTAAGGGTAAGCGGCGGGACGCCACCATTGGCGAAGAGCGAAGAAGAGTAATTCTCAGCATCGATCATCGCGGCGATGGTCGCGCGGTTCAAATCGATAGGTGACAGAGCGTCCATGCCGTTCATGGCGGTGATGGGCGCGAGGTCCAGCACCTCCCACGCTTCGTAGGTCTTCGTGCCTACCGTGTAGGTGCGCACCAGCTTACCGTTGGTGACCGACTGAGCGACCGTCACCACGCTTTCATCAAGGGGTAGGAACCCGGCTACGCGTCCCGCACCGTTGCGAAGGATCAGCGCAAGGCCGCGTCCACGGTGGCTGGCGAGCGCACGCCAAACGATCCACTTGAAGAAGGCGAACTTGGTGTGGACATCGTTCGCCCGGTCATGAACCACACGATACAGCGGATCGGTGGTAGCCTTCTGAGGCTGGCCATCACCGTCTACCTTGTAGAGGTGAAGCGGAAGATTAGCGATAGTGCTGCTGATCAGATTGACCGCGTGGAAGATGGCCGGGACGCCAAGAGCGGTAGTCTCGTTGACATTGGCAGCATCCGTCTTCCGCGACGTGATGAAGTCCAAGCCGGTAATGTTGTCGCGTGGATTCTCAGCGTTCCGCTTCTCCCGCCCGCCAAATAGATCGAATAGCATGACCTATTTAGCACGGCGGTAGTGATCACTGCCGGGTCACAGTGCCATGAAGTTGTAGTTCGGGTCTTCCCAAGGATTGGTAGGCTGGATAGTTGGACGATCAAGTGCCTTCAGGCCAAGTGCCATCGCCAAAGCTACCGCCCCATCGATCCTGAACCGACTTGCCGACTTGTCCAACTTGCGGTTGCCTGCCGGGTCCATGACGGAAAGTGCGTTCGTCATGTTGCTGGTAAGAAGCGGATTGCCATCGTGCTTCAGGTCGCCAGACAGAACGGCGGCTTCCAAGGCGTTGACCGCCGGTGCGAAGCCTACGAACCCCTGCCCCCACGGCACGCATCGAATACCAGCACCCTCACCGTCCTGAGCAATTGCCTGTTCGTCATCGAACTGGCGAAGGACTTCAGCCATCCGGTTGCGGTCGAATGCGAGGCCGCGAAGGTCATATTGCTTGCTGAGGGCGATCACCTTGGCCGCGATCAGGCGCGGGTTGATCACTCGACCCGGCGCGGCGATCAGCGTGCCATCTTTGGCCCATACTTCATACGGCTGGCGATCCCGCTTCCCGTGCTCAGCGATAAGCTCAGCCGGTTTCCAGAACCACGCCTTCACACGCGATCCATCGTTGACGCTCACCGCCACCAGCGCGGTAAGGTCCGTGGTCATGGACATATCGAGACCCAATAGGATCGGCTCACCGTCCACGAACTCGAAGCTCGACCGTAGAGCCTTCCAATCTGACTGAGCGATAAGCGGACTGTGGAGCGATACGCGCTGGTTCAGATATAGCAGGCGAAAGGCGTTCTCTTCCGATGGTAGACGAACGGCACGCTCTGCCATCGCCTTGAGTTCGTCGTAGGAACGGAAGTCACCAAGCGCCGGGTTGGCTGCCCGCCACTGCTCTTCGTCCAGAAGCTCGCAATCGTCCTGAGCCGCGTAGAGGTGGCAGCAAACGGTAGGATCATCGCTTGAGATACCGTCATCGATCATTTCTGACAGCGGGTGCGTGGGATCGTTGTTTTGCGTGCTGATCGTGAGGAAGAGCGGTTCCTTACGCGCGCCTTGGCTGGTTAGCAGCGTGTCGAGTAGTTCGCGGGACTTGGCCTGCGCCAATTCGTCATAGACCACGAAGGACGGGTTCAGGCCGTGCTTGGTGCCAGCGTCCGCCGACAGCGCCCGGAAGCGCGATCCTGCCGACTTCAAGCCGCTACCCTTCACGTGAATGGTCTTGGTGCTTCCCGTGATTGCCAACCGGGCGCTGAGCGCCGGTGACGCTTCGATCATGCGTTTGACCGCGTTGAAGACGATGGACGCCTGTTCGCGGTCATTCGCCGCGCTGTAGATTTCACCGTTTAGCTCAGCCTCAGGCCCGATCAGGTGGACAAGCACCAACGCGGCAGCGAGTTCGGTCTTGCCGTTCTTACGGGCAATGCTGAGGACGGCACGGCGCGTGGCACGGTTGCCCTCTTCCGTGGTGCGGCTGTAGACATCACGAACGAACTTCTTCTGCCAGTCACGAAGACGGAAGGCCTTGCCTGCGTCATCACCAATCGTGATCTTCAGGCGTTCGATGAAGTCGATGACCCGCTGAGCGCGGGCGTAGTCGCGCACGATTAGTGAATCAGGTCGCCGAACTCGTCGCTACCCTGATCCTCTTTACCTGTGTGAAGTCCCTGCCGTGCCACCGGGTCCAGCCCCAGCTTGGCACCAAGGGTGGCCATCAACCGTGCGTTGTCGCTCTGGACAGCGAACCACGGGGACAGCTTCGTTTGACCGGTGCTCCCCAGCGTCTCGATTTCACCACCGGCGATCTTGGCCGTGGCAAGCTGGTGGTTCGAAGCCGCCTCGCAATACGCGGCAAGCACGTAGCTGTCCGTTGCGGCGAACACGCCGGGTGGCATGGCCACGACGAGACGCTTCCACACGGTCTTCGCGCGGTTCGACATTGCTGAAGGCGGTGTTGGTAGACCGGACGGTTTCGGTTCACTCTTGTTGAGCGCCCGCTTCCCCGGATTGCCCTCGATTTCTTTGACGGCAGTAGGTTTGCGAATAGCTGGCATCAACTATTTAGCGGCGGACTCCCAAGCCATAGCTTCACCAGCGGAAAGGCGTTGACTTGACGGGCGAGAAACTTCTTTCCATCCCCTACAATGTAGCCGAGTATCCAAATCCCATCCGCTCTTCGCTCATACTCGATAAGCGTTGAAGTCGTGATGGTGATGGTGCGGGAGTGCTGGTTAGCCATCGCTTAGCGGCGGTGAGTAGTTGTGTGGAATTGAAGTAGCGCGCGAACACCGATTGGAATGCCCGCGATGGCGGCTTCAGCGTCTTCGTCTGATAGTTCGCCGGAAAGAATTAGTTCTTTGATCCGCTCAAGCGCGTCGAAAGCTGGACCCGCGTTGACCGTGACTACTACCGTCTCTGAAGGTTTTGGCATCGTCAAAGCTCACGAAGACGCGCGGACTTAGGCCAACGCTTCTTCCCGGTGATTAGCGCATCAAAGCGATTCTGAAGCCGTTCAGGCTCAGTGGGATCGTGGTCTTCATCCTCGCCAAGTGCGTTCGCGTTTATTTCATCCCACGTCCAGACATGCCAGTGGTCGAACTCTTCCATCGGGTATTTAGCCGCGCCAGCGGGAGGGGATGCGATCCAAAAAATGACTGCTGAAGTGCGGAATCCTGCGCGAAGGGGGGCGAGCGGTCTGGAACGGAAGGCGGCTGGTCCTTGAACCACCCCCTCCCGGCTCGATCCGGCGGGTCATTGGGTCCGGTGCACCGACTGGCGGTCTGCACCGGACCCGACCTCAACTCAGGTTGAGCGAGGAAGTGAGGCCAATGACACAGAGCACCGACCTCACACCATGCGCTCAGTTTTATTTATCTAACTTCACCAGAACCCGGCATCGTCCAGCGCATTCGAAACAAGATTTCTTCGTCGTCGCTACCAAAGTCCAGTTGGATTATGTCTGGTCCCTTCGAGTGACCTTGAAGGCCGCTGATATGAGTGTCTGGACAGTTCGCCTCAATCCAATCCCACAAAGCCATCGCGTTAGGGCAACGCCACTTGATCATCGGTTCGAAGGATGCCGAGGGTCGAGCGGGTAGCCATCAAGATCACAAGCACCGCTGTAACCGCGCCGTTCTTCCGCTTGCTTGGCGCTGTCATGGCACGTCTGACACAGGCTCTGTAGTTCACCTTCGAAGAACAGGGTGTGGTCGCCACGGTGCGGAACAACGTGGTCCGCCACGTTGGCCGGTGTAATCCTACCCATCGCTTCACAGAACCGACAGAGATAGTGAGTGCGAAGCTGAGCAAGGCGTAGTTGCTGCCACGCCTTGCTATTGTATAAAGACCTATACTCTTTGGCTTCGATGCTCCGATGATCAGGCCGCGACACTGGACAACCTGTTACGATAAGCTTGAGCGTAGGCCACTGCCGCCTCATCCGCAGTGTCGAAATAGCCAAGTGAGATAACCTTACCGTTGATCCTGATCGCTGATCGATACCTTCCGCTGACATGCTTGTAGACACCTCGCTGCCCGCAAGAAGCCTTAGTCTCAGTATTATAGTTCCATGCGTTCTGCGCAACGGTAACGTCTCTGAGATTTGTCCATCGATTGTTGTCCTTTCGACCGTCGATATGGTCGATAACGCCTTCAGGTTGTGATCCTGTCATTAGCACCCACGCCAATCTGTGGGCGTAATACAGTTTGCCTTTGAAGCTTATGACCCGATAACCACCAGCGTTGATGCAACCGGCTGGCACACCCGGCTTATGGGTGCGTTCGATCCGCCCTGTTGACGGATCGTATTCGAAGGCCGACTTGAGAGCATCGTAGATCATGGCAGCACGATCCCGGTAGAACCGCTGAGAAGCGCCCGCTTGGAAGCGTTGCGCCGACCAAGGGCATTCTCGACCGCCTCGATAGGATGACCACCCGGCAGGCCGTCAAGCTGCTCAGGCTGCGCATAGAAGACGCTGAAGTAGCGGATCAGGCGTTCGCTCAGGTTGGTAAGATCGTCACGGCGCTCTTGTTCAGTAGCGCCCACGGCTTTCCACTTCAGCATTTCTTCAATGATGATTTGGCTCACGTTGTGCGGTGTAGGCTCCATCACTTTGCACCACCCTTCTTCATCACGGCAATCGCAAGATAGACGCTGATCACTGTGAAGATGGTGAGGCCGATAGATGCAGCCGCGAAGGTAAGCGAGGTGATGAACACCGCCGCGCCGATAGGCTGAGGAAGAATGGCGCTGAAATATAGCAGGGTAGCGCCGATGATCAGGAACAGGTCCGTCAAGAGCCAAGCCGCAAGGCCGTTTAGAATGATGTCACGCATGGGAACCTCATAGATTGTTTGAGCAACCTATTTAGCAACGCTGGCGTTTTACCCGTTCTGTGATACATAGATGATGATGGTTTCCATGCTCGCCTTGTCGGTAGCCGCCTTTCTCACGCTTGGTGTGGTGCTCTATAGCCGCCAGCGTGGCACTCTTCGCGCCGCTATGGTCGAAGACGGGTTCAAGGCGCACGAAGTTCGTAAGGCCATGCGGTTGCACGCACGGGGCAAGCGCGAAGAGCTTATCAGCTACTGCCGTGACGTAGTTGAACGGAATGCCCGCCATACGAAGCGGGACTGGACAAAGGCGGACGCCTACAGGGAGTTGGTATGAAGAAAATCGTTTTGGCGCTGATCGCGCTCGCTTCCCCGGCGATGGCTGAGAAGGCCGTTGTTCAGAAGGTCGAGGTGAACGGGACTACCTATCACGTTCGCTACAAACCCGTTGAGGGTAGCGCGATGGTCTATTGGAAGAAAATAGGGAAGCTGGCCAATGCTACCCGGTTCATCGAAATGACCGAGGCCGCTGAGAAAGCCACGGGGTGTAAGGCCGGTAGGACGTTTAGCCGAGACGTGGTGCTCTACGTGGCGCTGGAATGCCCTCAGAAGGCCGCTGAGGCGCTGTAGAGGGGTCGGGACAGGCTGGAGGCTCAGGCGGCTTTCTGGAGGCTCTGGCGCGGCCTGCCGGGGCGTTTCTTGAGCTTAGGAGGCTCTACCAGCCCCATGCGCTCCAATTCCCAATCAATCTGTCTGGTGTAGGACGGTGCCGCGCCCATCACGATCAGGGTGTCATCGCGAATGTCCTGTTGCTTCTTTTCATCGTTGAGAACGCGAGTGAAGGCGTTTTCCATGATGGTCGTGTAGTAAGCGAAAGGGTTGTTGAATCGGGTTTCATCGAACTTGAGGGCAGTGGCGCATAGGTGCGCCAGCGTGAAGGCCTTCATTTCGTCAACGTAGCTGTAGTTCCGCCAGTTCGGGCGCGTGGCGTATCGCTCCACCATCTGGTTCAGGATCACGCCCATTCGGTTGGTGAGCCGTCCCTTGTCCTTCGTGAAATGGCCATTCTGGAAACCGCCTGTCCAGTGTGAGCGGCCTACTTCGACCAAGGCACCATCGCGAAGCTGGTAGTGGCGGAATGGTTCGAATGTGAGCGCGACGTTATCGCGGTTCTTCTCACGGGACTTCGGCTTGCGATCAGGATCAAGCGGAATGTGACTGTAGGTCGAGTGCCGAATAACGAGTTCGCTGATAGGCTTCTTCGCCTTCTTCGCGGCTTCTTCAAGACGCTCAGCGGTGACTTCGCTCAGGTCGAGAACCGCGATGTCGAAGAAGACGTGTTCGGGTTCAAGATACTCGCCATAGGAGGCTTTACAGGTGTGAATTTCTGCCAAGATGTTTTTGTTGGACAGAAAGTTTACGGGGCGCTTTGCGGGGACAACAACCATTGTCCCCGTTTTACCATTTCAGACTATGCGCCCGCGATATTCTACTTCAGCCAAAGCTTCATTGGCTCAGCGATTGTGACATTGCAGTCGTCGCACCATAATTCGAGCAAGGGGCGTGTGACGGTCACGTTGCTGTTGCACTCTGGACACTTCGGCATCTTGGCTTGCTGCCGAAGTCCGTGAAGATGGTCCAACCATCGCCCGCGCCGCTCAGCGCGCTTGGCTATGCGCCGTTCGTTGCGAGCCGATAGCGTCATGCCGCCAATGGCTTCACCAGCGCCTTCAGGAAGATGCAGTCACGGGAACAATTGGGTTCGTTGCATACATCGTCCTCCAGCCCTTCAGCGGGGCAAGGGACAACGGGTCCACGGTCATCCTCAGGCGGCTTGCCGACATCGAACTGAGTGAGCGAAATTACCTTGCGGTCATAGTAGGTCATAGCGCCTCACCCAACCAAACCGTCCATCTCATCGAAGAAATTCACCAGCTTCTTCAGTTCGACAAGAACGCGAAGTTCGTAAGTTCCCGTGGTGCGCTCTACCCGTGCGAGACAATCTGCCACTTTGTCGCCGACCGTCAGGGTGCAGAACACAAGATCATACTCGCCATCACGCACCTTTCGGGTGATTTCGAACACACCGCCTTCGTTAGCCGCGCTCACCATTAGCTCAATCCAAGGATTCTTCTTCATTTCGGATGCCTTCCAACCTTGTGCTTGTTCTTGCTCCACCAGTCTTCGACGGCTTCGCTGTTCCAATGATCCAGTAGCGAGCGACCGCCACCCTTATCGACCGGGCGCGGGAAGCCGCGCTTCACGATCCAAAGCTGGATCGTGTTGCGGCTTCGAACACCGGCCATCGCCATAATGTCGTAGATGGTCACGCCGGATGCTGGTTGATGATCGTGTCACCGCGACCTTCAAAAATCTTCCGTTCAGCCATTGCGAGACGGGCGGCAACAAGTGCCTGCCACGTCATGCCGCATAGGACGGGATAGCGAGCCTGAAGGGTTGGCAGCGTGCGTTCGGTGATCCGAACTACCTTGCCCCTGTGAACGCCCTTCAGGATCACTTCTTCGAATGCGAGGCGGTTGGGGTGATCACGAACAAAGTCCCGCATATCGCGGATGGTCATGTTCGGACGGGGGAAGGATTCGGGAACGTTCGAGAGGAACGAATAGAGCTTAGGCATAACATACGTCTCCACACGCCACCGAAGTGGCCATCATGAAAGACGCAGGACAGCTAAAACGCCCGAAGGCCCGTCTACCTACAACTCCGCCAGCACCTGCTGACTTTCTAACCGGTGATCCCGGCTGACAACGCGGTCTATAACTGTCACTGACACTTTTGTCACGATAATTCTTCAGTCTTGACGACAGAAAGACTGGAGGAACACCCGCCGTGGTAAATACGGGATGGACATTCCATCCCTTCAGAAGCGTCTTGGTGTTGCCGCAGATGGTGACTTCGGACCCCTTACAGCAACTGCGCTGTTCACTCGCCTTGGAGCCAAAGGCTCTGTGGCTGCCGCCCTTGGTCGAGGCGCAGCAAAATCATTTAAGCGTTACGGGTTGCTTGAGGGCAACGGCACGCGCCTTGCGCACTTCCTTGGACAGGTTGGCCACGAAAGCGGCGGCTTCCGTTACATGGAAGAACTCGCCACCGGCGCGGCCTACGAAGGCCGGAAAGACCTTGGCAACGTCAAGGTAGGTGACGGACGGCGCTACAAGGGGCGTGGACCGCTCCAACTTACCGGGCGTGCCAATTACCGGGCGTTCGGTGCCGCGCTCGACCTCGACCTTGAGAATGACCCTGAGATTGCCGCTGATCCCGCCATCGGCATCCTGATCGCGTGCGAGTATTGGCAGCAACGCAAGCTCAACGCGCTGGCGGATGCCGATGATACCAAGGCGATCACCCGCCGTGTGAACGGTGGCGAAAATGGTTTGCCTGATCGGTTCATGCGGACCCTTCAGGCGAAGGCGCTGGTGCTGGACTCAGTTCGCTAACGGTGAACTGATCGGTCTTGTAGAGGGCGTTCAGCCTACGTGCGCGGCGATCAGCGCCGTCACGGTTCGGGTAGACGGTGCGGGGATACTTCGCCGGGGCATCGGTAAGGCCGCTGGAGCGCCGTAGCGTGACCGTAGAGCCGCGATAGAGCACCGCGTAGAGGGTTGGTGCCTCCAGCACGTCATTGACCGTCCAGCGGCGGTCTGTGTGGCTCAAAATGATTTTAGCGGACGGTCGAGACACCGGGTGACCTCAGCCATAGGCGAACTTCTACCGGGGGAGCCATAGCGGCACGAAGAGTGGCGGCAATGTAGCGGTCATCGTCGTTCCTCATAGTGGCGACCTCAGCCATAGGCGGACGGTCTTAGCGTCTCGAAGATAGTCAGCTACCAACTCACACAAAGCTTCCTGCTCGCATTGCGATGGGTAGTGGCACCCCATCAACTCAACAAGTGCGCAATAATCAGCTTCCAGTCTTTGGCTGCGCGTCATCGTGGTGACCTCAGCCATAGCGAGAGGCGCAGCGGCGGGAACAACAATGCGCGCGCTTGTTGCGCCGAGATTTGCGCAGCCTGCGCGGCTTGCACGGCAGCAATGATAGCAGCGTTTGTCATTGCGGCGACCTCAGCCACAGTCGAGCATGGATCGGGCCGGGATCGGGAACATTCATTGCCCGCACCATCGTGGCAACAAGCTGGCGGCTTTGTTCGTGCCGGATCGCAGCCATAAACTTTTCGATGTTCATTGCGGCGACCTCAGGTAGAGCACCACCCGGCATGGCACGTAGAACGCGGCGATGGCGTCAATAGCCGCCTGCTCACGCGCGAAGTCCAAAGCTACGGTCACATTCATAGGGGCTTTCGGAGCCATAATCTCACCACCGGCCATAGCCGTCCTTGCTTGTAGGCGAGCACCATTCGAAGGCCTTCGTTGTAGGTCTTGATTCGGCTCGCTTCGTGATCTTGGTCCACACGGTATTTAGAGTCCCGCCGCCATAGGAGCGCAACGGCGGGACTCAGTGACGATCCCCATCAGCCGAAGTCATTTTACCAAGGCGGTCGAGTGCTCGCATTATCCGCAATGCAGGTTCCACTTCCGAACCTGCACGCCATTCAAATCTTTCTTAAACTCGACGGAATATCTTGTTCGAAGCCGAGCAAAACGAGGCTTCGCCTTCTTCTTTGGAGTTCGACCAACGGGAGAACTCCCCTTCACTCGCTTTGGCGAGTCCGTAATTCGAACCAACCTCGACATAGCGGGCGAAGCCCGAAATGCAGGTTAGGTAATTACGACCTTCTTATATAAGGTGCGGGTAGTAATTACCTAACCTGCATTTCTCGCCTTCTGCTCGACTTCGGATTACCAAATCGAGCCGAGTTCCCCGTTCCGGTCACGCTCGATTTGGATTTTTTTGATCCGAGCCAATTTCGTCCGCGTGCCTTCGATGTCATAGCTTGAAGGTCCGCCCTTCCGAAGTTGGTGAATGTCGATCAGGTCGCGTAGATCATCCTTCGCGGTGATGTCGCCGGGATCGCGCTCGATAGCGTCACGAAGCCTGTCATAGCGCATCGCAAGCACCGGTTGCCTCTCCCATAGGGACCACTCGTGCCACACGCTGAGGGGCGTCACAGGATGAAGGAGGTGCCGGGGCATGGTTTCCTCCCCCGTATCTTGGAGATGCCTCAGAGCGGCTTTCCAGACGCCCTTCGTGGTATCGTAGTCGGCGGGGCGTTCCCGGCGCTTCAGACGGTAGCGTTCGATCAGGTCAACGATCCGCTGTTTAATCGAACCGTCACCGGGCGCGTCCTTCAGGTCGCTATGCAGACGATAGTAGGTGATGGCGACTTCGATGTTCAGCGCCAGCATCCGGTATTCGTGGAAGAATGATAGATTGTAGTGTTCGACCGGGATATTCATTCGGGTGCCTCCATAAGCGTTGCGTTCCAAGTTTTTGCGAGCTTCGGCACCACCGTCATGCGGGAGTGACCAAAACAGTTTATTGCGTATCTGCCGCCTTTGCTCGTTGTCTTCGAGAAACCTTTGAACTCGAAGATGTCCCCGGCTTCGGTGGCGACGATGACGCTGCTCACGTCATGCGCGGCGAACTCAGAAGCATCGGCGGGAACATAAAGGCCATCGTGATAGGCGATGGTCTTGCCGAGGGGCGTGTAGACCATGCCAAGCCGCCCGTTGGCGTTGAAGTTCGATGCGGTCTGAATTACGAACTGGCGAAAGTTCGAATTGAGAATCTTGGGGAGCTTCATGCTGCTCTTCCCCTTCGCTCGCTTGGCGATGTCCTTGCCGCTCCACAGGTGAGCGACACCAGAGAAGCACGGTGCATCGGTCTTCAGGTTCAGTCGTTCGGCAGGCGTGGTCCACAGGTCGAAGGTAACCTTGAAGCGGTCGCGGTAGTGGTCATCGGTGCCACGGGCGGGACGCCTGCCCCCGTATTCAATCCAGTTGTCGAATAGGCTCATCTGCGCTGCCGTGACCGTGGCCGGGTTGGGAAACGGACGTTCCTCACGAAGGCGGTTGTGGCTGCTGAAGAGCTTGACGAAGTTTGGTGCGCTGGTGGCGAGTTGCGCCTTGAGCGCGCCGCACAACGCGGGATCGGCATCAATACCCGCGATGGCTTTGGCGATGTCTGCGATGTTCATGGGGATCGAACTCGACTTACCGCGATGCCAGCCACGTTGTGACTTCAGCGAGCCGCCACGCGATCCGGTTCTTCGAAAGCCCTACCGGTTCGATGAAGTCACCGGCCTTTCGAAGTTCAAAGATCGTCGTGCGGCTGAGGCCGAGCAACTTCGTGAGTTCGGCGGTAGTAATCAGTTGTTCCATAGTCTCGTCTCCATATCTGAAGACCACAATGCCTGTGCGGGATCGTGGCCCGCAATATTTATGTTCGCGCGTGTTCGGCGCGTAACGGGCCGGTGTGACGCTGTTCGGCGGTGTTCAGCTAAATAATGCAGGACAGAGATTTAGGAGATACAGAACGCTATGAGTCAGGAACTTCGAGACAAGGCCATTGCATTCTTTGAGGCACGCGCGTGCGATGGCAAAGCGCGGGTCCGCGCTGCGCTTTTATGGGTGCAAGTTCAGGAAAGTTTGCGCTGGCCAACCGTGGACGGCAGCGACAACACGGCTGAGACGATCAACAATTTCACGAAGCGCCTCAGCGACATCATCGGCGAAGACAACGCGGTCGAGTTCCGCCTTCGATTCCTATGA